AGTTTGTTTCTAGTGTTCGGGAGTCCTTTGTCTATTTCTGCCATTTATTACTCCTATCCTTTCTTAACACGATTTAATAGACCTTGCAACCCTTGTGGGTTTGGTCCTGATTCTGGCGGTGGGCCTGATGATACACCTGCTAATTTTGCAATACCGCCACCTGCAAATAAACCTGGTTGTTCCATTTGTAAATTACTTAAATCTCCTTCTGTTATTGGATTATCATATGTATAACCTCTTGCTTTATTGTATAAGAATAATTCTCTTGGATCCATTTCTTTTAAATATCTAGTTTCTTTTTCACGATCTGATTCTAAAGGTCTAAGTCTATCTGGACCAAATGGTATTATTCTACCTTGTAATAAATTTTTTGCTCCTTGTGTTAAGGAATCAAAGGCTTGATAAAAACCCTCTCCTATATTTCCAGCTGCAGTATCCACCTGTCTTTTTTGTGTATCAAAAGCTTTTTGTTTTTCTTTTTTTAATTTTTCCAAAGCAACATCCTGCATGTCAAAAAAAGGTTTGGAGTATTGTTCGTCCGTCACATTGCCTCTTCCCATTGCCATTGTAAGAGGAGATCCTCCTGTAACTCTTTCTTCTATGTCATTTCTTAATCTTTCTGCTTCTGGTTTAATTCTTGCAATATACTTATTAAAATTTAATCTAAGCTCTTCTGCTGTTTTTAAATCTTGATTTTCAAGAGCAGTAGCTATTTGAGCATCTACATTTTTTGAGTTTTGTTCAAAACTTTTAGATAGTACATTTAAATTATATGCCGAGTCAAAAGCACTTGAATCAATGCCCATGGAGTCTGCTACTTTTTTTAACTCTTCCATGTAAGCTTTATCAGTGTAAGCTCCTAATGTTCCGCTTTCTAATGCACCAGCTGCTGCTTCTTTTTCCGATACACCTTTTGACATTCTGTTAGCTTTGTCCAGTTGATAAAATAAAACTTCTGGTAAAACTGTTCCACCTCCAAAACCAACTAACTTTCTAGTTGCAGGTGATAGTTTTCTAAACATGGAAGGAATATCTAAAGAACCTAATCTTGGTCCGTCTGTCCCTGTTGGTCTAATATTTAAATCTTTTTTTGATATGTAAGAATCTTTAATAAAGGTAATTCTTCCTGTTTCAGGATTAACAGTAATTGCGTCGGGCATTTCTTTTAAAAAGAAATTTTTTATTGTTTCTCCTCTTGTTCCTAATTGTTTTAATTCTGTTTCGTTTAATGTATCAATTGCTTTTGTTGTGCTACTTGCTGTAAATATTCCATTTTTAAAATTAAATTTAACATTTTTCATTAACTCAGGAGCTTTGCTTTTCATAAAATTTAAACGACTTATAATTTCATTTTTAATTGCTATTTTTTCTTTTCCTTTTGCTTTTTTATATTGAACAGCTAAACCATTATTAGGTGAAAAAATTGCTTCATCAAAATTTTTATTTTTCCAATTATTTATTTCAGGGTCAACATAAGCATCTATTTGTAGTAAAGTTTCTACAGGAGCATTTGCAGTTTTAATTGCAGATATAGGTAGTGCATGTTCTCCTGCTCCAGTTAATCCAATTCTTCTAGCCTTACCTGCTACGATATTTGCAGCATTAACAAAACGATAAGCTAGTTCAGGATTAGATTTTCTAAATTTATCTGCTTCTGCTAAGAATCTACCTTGATTAAACCCAGAGGCATAAGTATTAAAAGCTGATTTTAAAGACTGAGGTAAACTGTTTGAAATAACACCTTCTTGAACTTTTTCTAAAATATTTATACCACCTTTTCTAACTGACTGTTTAGTATACCCTGATCCAGTTTTAGCAGGCACTAAACCTAATAATCTTTGTTTAAAATTAGTTCCACCAGCTTCTTCATACAAACGTTTTAAATCTAAAGCTTTTACTTTTGGGTTTTCATTAGCTAGTTGATCTAATAATTTTGTTTCTTCAAAAACAGTAAAATTACCTCTAGCTCTTCCTCCTTCAACATCTAAAAAATTTTGATCTAATTCTGTTACAATTTCACTTACAGGTTTTCCACCTATTGTTTCAGGTACTGGAATACTTGAACGTTGTCCTATTCTTTCTCCTCCTGCAATAAAATTTCTGTATGTGTTTATTATAGAATTTCCTTGACCACCTTTTGGAGCTGTGACTTTAAATTCAGGTAAAAGCTCGGCTGCAGCAGAAGGTTTTATAGATAAAATATCTCCTTTATTTTTATCTAAATGATCAGTTAAAACTTTTACAATTTTTTCAGTTCTATAATTATCATAAGTTTTAATACCTTTTTCATTCAAAATCATTTTAAACACTGCTTTAGTAATTGCAGGTCTTTTATAACCTTCTGGTAAATTTTTAAGTCTTGATAATTTATCTACTGTAACATCTTGTGGAAGGTGTTTAACGTTTTGACCTAAAATTTTATTTTCTTTTATTTCTATATCATCAATTATTTTTCTAAATTTACTTAAAGTTTCCTCTGTAATATTTTCAACTTTTCTTTTATCAATAAGAGCTTGTTTTATAGTTTTATCTGTAGCATACCCAGGTCTAGATCCATCAGCACTCGGTTGCACTAACATACCACCATCAGCATAGTTTGGATAGTCTTTATTAAATCTATTAAATAATTCTATCTCTCTAACAGATTCTTTTGGATCTGGTTGAGGTATGTTTGATGCTGTAGTTAACTGACCGCTGTTTATTAAATTTCTAAGATTTGAAACATCACCACCTGTCTCATCTTCTATCTGTAATAGTTTTTGAAAAATGTCCATTACTCACCTAACATTCTAGCAATACCGCCTGATGCAAATTCTGGTTCTGGTGGATCAAACTCACCTTGTCTATCTACAATGTAATTACTTTGAGCATCGATATCACCTTCATTTAATTTTTTAACATAATCTTTTCTTTTTTTCTTTTGTACAAATTCTTTCATAGTTGGTCCTTTGCCTGTTGCATATTCTTTCAATGCAGAGACGTCTGATTCTAAAGATTTAATACTTTGACCACCAACTTCTTCTGCATCTATGAAATAATCATCAGGGCCTGTTTGTCTTCCAACAAAACCTGTTTCTGTAGCTTCAAACTCTGCTGCTGGGTTTGGTGCTCCTTCATCAGGTAATGGTTTTTTGTATTGTAGCTGAACAGTTTCTTCCATCATATTTTCTGGACTTTCATACTCAACTCTTACAGCACCATCATCTAAATCTTGTGTTACTTTTACAGTAGTGTCTTCATCTAATTTTTTCATATGTATAATTTCTCTTTCTTTAGTTGCAAATCTTTTTGTAACATCATCTCCTTCAAGAATAACTTTGTTAACTAATGCATCAAACCATTCTGGTTTACCAGGTACTTCTGCAGTTTTAATTACAGGAACTTTAGTTATAGTTTTTCCTACTTTTCCTACTTTAAAAAATTTACCAATAATAGGTATTGCTACAGCGCCACTCAATAATTTTATGAATGTTCTTCTTGTCATTTTTGTTCCGTCTTTAAAACCAAGACGCATGATACCACCATCTGCATTTGGTTTACGAATCATGTTTTCTGTAACTTCTAGGTCATCAAGTTTTCTCATGTTCTCAGCTCTTTTAATCATATCAATTTTACCTTTGTAGTCTCGACCACTACCCAGTCTAATTAATTCTCCAATTAAACCTTCTGTGCCATCACTACCAATAATAAAGTTTTCTATTTCAGTATCATCCATGTGCGGTAAAAATTTTTGTAAATAAATTTTTAAACCTTCTTTGTCTCTCTTTCTGTACATATCTACAACTTCTAATAGACCTTGATACATTTCAGGATCTCTTGTTGCCATTTCTTTAAACTTTTGTTTACCAAATATTTTTTGTAAAAATTTAAAGCCTGTACCTTTTACAAAACCAATACGACCACCGTCTGCTTTGTCATCTCTTAATTTTTTTTGTAGTGATCCTATTTTATTTATTAAATCATCTGCCATTTCTTTACTAATGGTTTTGATCTTTCGCTAAAATTAGGATCATTAGGATTTAGATTACCGAGTTTAGTTTCTGTTCTTATAATTTCTTTTTTGATATCTGACATGTTTGTTGTGTCATAATCATCAAGACCATAAACATCTTCTCTGTTTTTTCTTTTTAAAATATTTTCAATACTCTTTTTGTTTTGTGCTTCTAGGTTTGCTTTTATTTCTCCTTCCATTACATTTTTCAAATACTCTTCTGGAGTTTGTACTGGTGCTGCAATATCTTCTGGTCCACCTCTACTTCCTGGTGGTGGTAGATCGTCATCGATTGCTTTACCACCCATGATTTGTGAATCCTTTGGTATTTCTTTACCTTCTAGATCAAATATTTTTGCTGACTCTGATTTTCTAATACCACCTTGTGCAGCTTCTGCTTTTTCCATAGCTTTAATCTGATTAATAATATTTAATAATTGATTTTCACTAGTAATAGAGTCTGGATTAATACCTCTACGCATCAATAGCTCCTGCATCATCGCTGTTTGAAAATCTACTTTTTTTGGATCAGATAATGTAATCATGATGCCATCATCAGAACGACCAGCTACTCTTTTTGCAATATAGTTTCTGATAAATTTATTTATTGGGTTTACCATTAATAATAATTCCTTTTACGTTGCTCTGTTTTTTCATCTACGTAATCTTCAGGGTGATTTAGTAAACCACCTTGTCTGAATCGCATGATAGCTTGAGTTGTTGAGTCCACAAGGTCATCATGATCTCCATACGGAAATGCAGCGCATTCTTCTATAACATCATCTGCAAATTTCTGCTCCGGAGCCCATATCATACCAGATTCGAACAAAGGTGCAACTGAATTAACTCTGGCGTGCTTGTCGTTTCCTTTGCTTGGTGTAAAGTTCATTACCGGCACATCCATTTTTCTAAGCTCATAAGTTAATGGTAAACCACTAGCTTTAGCTTCAATAATAACAGACTCAGGCATCCAATATTTATATTGCTCTAAGGCAAGTCTTCGAAGTTCTGGAAACTCATATCGTCCTTTGATAGCGTCTAACAATATCAAATTTGCTCCTGAGTCTTCATCAGGATAAAATATACCCCATGTCGTAATAGCAGAATAGTCCGCTGTTTCCTTTTTTAAGAATGCAGTATCATAACTTTGTATCACGTGATGTAGAGTTGGAATATTATCATGATCCCATACACGCCACCACTCACGTTTTAATATCGCTCCTTCTTCAGCTGTCGGGTTTTGCATCCACTGTGCATTCCATTTACCCGTGGGCAGTGTTGCTTGGACCTTCTCTAATTCATCAAGTTTCCAATACTCAGGCCATACAGGTTTTTGGTTTTTTGATCCATGGTCCATGATTGCTGGAAATTCGACCACGTGCCACTGATCAGCTTTAACTTCTTTTTGATTGTTTATTAGTTTTGCTGTCAAATCTTTATTACTCCATCTAGTCATAACGAGCACGATCTTACCACCAGGTTGCAAACGCTGACGTGGACCTGATGTATACCACTCGTACGCTGACTCCATTGCTGTAGGTGAGAGTGCATCTTGCTCTGAGTGTGGGTCATCAATGATTAATAAATCTGCACCACGACCTGTGATCGCACCACCAACACCAGCTGCGAAGTATTCACCGCCCTGTGATGTCTCCCAACGTCCCGCTGCTTTACTATCTTCTTGTAGAGTTGTTTTAAAAATTTTTGCATAATCTTCTGAGTCAATCAAGTTCTTTGCTTTACGACCAAACCTGATTGCAAGTTCACCCGTGTGCGTTGCTTGAATAATTTTTAATCTTGGCTCACGGCCCACCATCCATGCTGGCAGAAGATAAGATGCAAACTCAGACTTCGTGTGTCTTGGTGGCATGTTAACGATCAAACGATTTATTTCACCAGTTGCAAGTTGATTAAATTTTTCTGCTATGTGCCTGTGGTGGGACCCCTCTATAAAATCTGGCCATACACATTTTACAAAGGACAAGAAATCATCTTTTGCTTTATTTTGAATTTGTTTTTCAGCATGCATAACTTGAAGTTGCTTAAACTTCTTACGGACATCGGAGGGTAGTTTACTTATATCTATATTTTGTAAATCCATAAAAATTTTTTAAAAAATTTTTTGCATCTTTATTAAGATGTTCAACATGTTTTTACCAGCTATAACTCTGTAAATCAAGCAATACAACCTGAAGTAGTGGGACCCCTTTGTACAAAAAAGGGGGGATGGGTCTGCGATACAACCTATAATTGAGATGTGATTGGGACCACTATGAGATGTGCCGTGGCCCGTTAGGGCCACGACTAGATGACTAGTCTAACAGAACCATGTATGCCTCAGCATTAAGCCTACTGAATTTGCTTAAACCTTTTTGCATTGTTTTATAGTCCTCATCAATTTCTGCCTCTTTGATTTCTATATACAATTTGTGTTCTTCTGGTGTTAGCATTGCTGACTGACCAGAGTAAGGGTTGGTTGTTTTGATCTTATTGTTTGTCATATTATACCTTTCTGTTATAGGATTATCCTACTCTATTTCGGTCCTGTTGTCAACCCTTTGTATTGAATGACTTGCACCGTAAACATTGCCTGTTTCTACTTTAGCAAATCCCCCTGTTTCTCGCCTGTGTCTTATAAACTCAATCGGTCTACCTTGCTCAATATTTTTCATATGCTCATCTAACCAAAGGCTCTCGCAATTCGTACTGCAAAAGTATTTACCTCGTTCGCAATAACTATCTGCGTCCCTAGTAAATAATGCATATCTTCCACGAATTACTCCACGAGATTTTAGAAACCTGTCTTGTGTAACTCTTTCATGACACATTGGTCCTTGACAAAAATGTTTATTCGGCATTTGGTAATCCCTCCAACATTGACATCACTCCACCAAATAAAAGTAAAACTGCAACAATCCAATGAGATGAGTGAAAAAAAGTTATTAGTCCAAGTTGGGCTAGTATTAGCCCAACTAAAATCATTGCTAATTTCATTAGTGCCTCACTTTCCAACTTGTCGTTGCTGTTCTATATCCGTGACTGTCTAAATCATAATAAACATAATAAGGAACACCTTGTTTTGATGTGCCATAACGAGATTTTTCGTCATGCTTTCCTTGTCTTGTTATGTGTTTTTTGTGCTTAGCAGCCCAATAAGTAATGTAAAATGTTTTAGTCATGTTATTTCTTCTTTC